TGGTTTGAAATCTATATCTGTAATTTCTTTGATGCTTTTATCTTTATCATCATATACAATTTTGTGGAACATCACATTAGGATTTCTTACAAAATCCAATTTCTTATCATCTAGATCAAAGAGATGGAAACCACGAGGATCATTGTAGTCTTGCCAAGTAAGTTCGTATGGATTTCCAAGATAGTAGATATCATTGGCTGAAGATTTATGGTGATAGTGACCACTGAAAGTGTATTCAAATTTATTGAATATGCCACGGTTAAGACCTTCTTCTGACGGCATGCCACGATACATGGCAAATCCTGCAATCTCAAAATGTCCCATGCAAACAGATGCTTTGGTATTCTCCAACATCTTCATAGATTCATCCACATTTTCAGGACATATCCAAGGCATCATACAAATCAATTCTTCACCAACGCAGATTTCTTTTGGTGAATCGATTACATGTATGTTATCATATTCTTTAAGTAAAAGGTCAACCGAATTTACATCATTGGTGTTCTTGAAGTATGTGTCGTGGTTGCCAGCCAGCATATGAATTTTGATATTCTTTTCACGCAAAGGATCAAAGAACATTTCTTTGGTACGTTTCAATGAATAAAAGTTTACATACTTCCTACGGTCAAAGGTATCACCGAGTATTAATACGGTATCAATCTTCTCCTGTTCTAAAATAGGAAAGAATGTTTCTTTATAAAACTTTTCATAAAAATCCAGGAAATGAATCGAATCATTCCTTGCGCCAAAATGTTGGTCGGTGATTATCGCAATTTTCATTTATAACAAATATTAATCTATCTTAATTCTAATACACGTTGTCGTAACTCAGTGGTACTAAAACTATGCTGCCTACTATTGAAATATACCGAAATTGGTAAATTAAAACCGGTAAATTGTTTGTCCCGGTATTCTTCTCCGATGATTCTAACATCAATTGGGTAAGAAGTCAATAGGTCCATCAACTCTTTTTCTGTGGAATATGGTACAATTTCATCAACGTGCTTGCAGGCCTGTAATTGTATGAATCTTTCCAGAAGGGTTTGTACCGGTTTATTCTTCTCCGGTCGGTCAATGGTAGGATCCGATTGTAATCCTACGATGAGGTAATCACATTGACTCTTTGCTTCCTGTAACATCATTACGTGTCCTGCGTGGAACAAATCAAAACAAGAACAGGTAAATCCCACTCTCATATCACCACCTAATTTATTCTTTCTCATAATTTACTCCATGAATTTTTCTATACCTTTGGGTTTCTTGGCTGCATCCTTTTCCGCTTTCTTGGCATTTCTGGCACTCTCATATGTTCCAATGAATTCGGCAATATTGTCGTACAGTTCGAATTGTTTTGAAGAACCATCTTCTGACTCCAACATCTCAAACTCATCCAGTACACCATACATCTCTGTGGCCTTATACTTGACGTACAGTTGTTTCTTTTCCTTTTGGATTCTACGTAAGAACGCATAGTAGATTACCTGTGTAAAGTATGCAAATGGATTCTTAGATTTGGTAGGATCAAAGTTCTCAAAGTACATGAGACAGTTCTCAATGCCATCGGATACCATTTCATCTCTATAGGTGTAGTTGATAAAGTTTGGTTTGTGGGAAAGACCTTCACCAATCTTCATAAAGCACTCACCAATGTAGTTTGGTATGTTGGGTTTAGTTTTGTTTTCCAATTTTGCCGCAGCGCATTGTTCCTTGTAATCTACCAAGGCCTTTAGGAAATCTTCGTTGTTAATGTAATGTTTAATTTTGCTCATTCAAGTATACCATAGAAAGTTGTTGACAAGGGGCTTGACATGTGATATAGTTCACGGTGTCCCCCAATGATGTTAATGTAATAAGGATTTAGTTAAGTCCTTCTCCTCAAAAGCTAGTAACACCTCATCTGTTAAAGCTACCTCTTTATCTTTAAGATTTTCTTCCTTCATTCTGCGGAGAGATTCCACATAATATTCCGCAAAATCATCGTTTGGATCCATTGTGCAGAGTATATCTTCCTTGTTCACGTAAACAAAATTATCTTTCATTACCGCAACAGGCAACCAATACTGTAACATGAGGTTTACACCTCGGATTTCGAACAACATTGGATCTACAATTTTATATTGGTCATTTGTTGGTGATGATACAGAAGTGCAATCGCAGATTACATCCAAACCATCTTTGAATCTTACAATTTTAATTTCCATTTTTTAATCCTATGTTGTAGATTTTAAAGGGGAACTTCTCCTCATTATATATCTTTACTCTTTCCACAAAATGTTGCAACGTAAAGTTCATATGTTTTTTGTGTCTGAGGTCATCTGCGATATCATAGAGTGTCGCCATTTTCTTTCCTGCCGATTGTCGTAAACCTCGTCCAATAGATTGAAGATTGCGAACTCGTGATTTGGAAGGAGATGCGAATATGATATTATGCAAATTACGAATATTAATTCCAGTACTAAAGGTACCAAAACTAGCCACAACAATAGCGTCATTTTCTGTCTCCATAATTTTACGAATAGCTTCACGATCATCCGTATCTACTTTACCGTGAACAAAGAACACTTTACGTCCATTTGCTTTCTCTTTGATGATTTCAAACAGAATCTTTCCATGTTTTTCCACCATCTGAAATAATACCAATGTATTGGTGTTTAAACTAATTGCAAGATTTCGAATGAATCTATTACGATTCTCATTCAGAATCAAGTATTCTATTTCTTCTTGGTACGTGCAACCTTTCATGCTCTCTGCAATCTCAGGTGAATGTTTCAATACCAAACATTTAATCTCAAAAGGAGATAACTGATTAGTGTCAATCAGTTCTTTTGTAGTTGTGACCTTCTCTACTGCACCGAATAGACCTTCCAAAACCAACTTGTGAGTCTTTGTTCCATCCAAAGTACCAGTAAGTCCAACTCTGTACTTAGTGTTTGTTGCTGAAGTTAGAATCGTAGTAAGAGATTGTGCTTTGAAAAGGTGAGCCTCATCACCAATGATGTATTCAAAATCTTGAAAATATTCTTTAGGTAACTGGTAAAGTGATTGCCAAGTTGAGATTATTAACTTCTTGTCCGATACTTTATCTTTACCTTGATAGATTCTGTGTACGTTTTCCTCCACATCGAAACCATTGTGTGAAGAATAGTCTTGAAAATCGGAGTATAACTGTTCAACCAATGAGGTTGTCGGTACGATAATCAAGCCTTTAAGGTTCTGATACTGCAACAACTGTCTGAATATCAGATATATGATTAGGGACTTACCAGAAGCGGTAGGAGACAACAATAACGCTCTACGCCTTTGCATTGTATGTATGAACGCATTACGTTGGTGGTCACGTACTTTAATTGCGTTACCTTGAGAATGTAGATTCAAAGTATCAAAGAACTTCTCCGCATGGTAAACTGAGTACTCATCTTCCAGTTCTTCTAAGTCATACGTATATCCACGTTCAACGCAGAACTCCTTCAGATACGGAATCAATCCAAGATATATTTGACTAGTCTGTAAATTGAATAGTCTTATCTTTCCATCCCACAATCTATTACGGAAGGCTGGAACAAATTGATAACCAGGTACAAAGAACGTAAAGTACTCTGAGATTTCCATAGTGATGTGTCTCTCGCCAACTATCTTGGCATAGACCTCATCTTTTTTTGTTATGGTTAAATCTTTATTGTCCTGCAACGAATTTCTCCCATGATATAAAGTCACGCAATTGCCATGTGCGTTGTTTCAATTCATTCATAATAGATTCAATTACAGATACGACTTCCTCATGGTATACTTTTTTCTCAAGTAACTTGATGAGGTCTTTGTCTGCTTCGAGATATGTGGTTATGTCAGACTTGAGTGCAAACTGAAATGGTTCCCAACCATATTCAGATAGTTCTTCCTGAGACATTTTACCAGTGAAGTACTCCCATTTGACCTTACGCATACGCAAGTAATCAAAGTGAGCCTTCTTAGAGGCAATACGGTGTTTAGTAAGTATACTTACGTATTTACTATGATACTTGGGAATCTTTAAGAGCTCTTTGCTAGGCTCTGTACGATCTATGTCCGCATCTGATTCCCACATTTTTAATATCTGTTCAAGTGTTTCCATTTATGTTTAATAATATAGTCAAATTAATATGTCCATTATATCATAAAAATATTATGCTGTCAAGTATTTGTATGATTGATACCTAAATGTGGCTCTTGCGGTGATAAGGTTGTCCGCAGATTGGGTAGTGTCAAACTGAATATCTCCGATGGTCAAAGGAAATACATTTAGATATTGTATTCTTATAATAGGATTATTCAGTCCACTTAATATGGTCAGTGTGGCGTCAGAAAAGTGTTTGATAGATTGCAACTCTCTACTACCGTCTCTGGATTCAAATCCATCTGGATCAGCCATAGACAAGAACCAATTATATAAGTTCTTCCATGATTGCAATTCTTCATCAATTAGAAATTCTATTTCCAGTGGAGAATAGGTTAACTTGGTACCTGGAGAATACATGTCCAAAAATGGCGTAGCCCTATTAACTTCACCTAGAGAAACTCCAGGTAAATTAACCGATTGACAAAAATATTGTACAGTTTGAATTCTATTAAACGTCAACAAGAATTTTGTTGGTTGTAGTAAATTAGTATTCTGAGGACTTCTAGTAATTGCAGTCATTTTATCTCCTATATTACTATTTATGAGCCAAAAAAAAGGACCACCGAAGTGGTCCTTTTAAAACTGTCACTCTTAACGGTGACTTTTTTTCAACGATTACATCAAGTTTTTAACTTGGAAAATACGGTAGTAAACATTACTACGAGCATTCAATGCACCGTTACCAGTTGTCAAACCAGTTGCGAATGGGTTTGCAACCATGCCGTAACGAGTTTTGAAACCGATTTTAGGTTGGAATGTATATTGGTCAACCGCACGAACCATTTGTAGAGGAACGTATGGGCAATAGAACAAACCAGCATCATAAGGAGAAGAACCCTTATAACCAACTGTTACCAATTCTTGGTTGGATGTGTATCCACCAAAGTATGGGTCGATGTACACTTTGATACGACCGTGTAACATACCTGCGAAGGTGTTACCAGTGTCATCAACTTGCAAGTCAGCAGACAAAGCAGGAGTGTATTGTAACACACCAGCCATCGCCATTGCGGAAGCAACGTCAGATGATACAATCATCACGTTACCTTTACCACGACGAGTTTGTTTAGCAATAACGTTAGCATCACGTTCGATTTGGAAAATCAAACCTTTGAAACGTTCAACTGACCAACGACCGTTAGAGTCTGTATCCAAGTCGAAAGAACCAGCAGTTGTAGTACCATACTGAGCACCGGCAACAGCGCAAGTATAGATAGTACGGATAACTTCACGGTTAATTTCAGCCAAGATTTCTGTAGACAGAATGTTTGACAATTCTGTTTCAGCATCTAGACCATGGATTGCTTTCAAGTCTTGAGCGAGTTCAAGTGAGTACTCAGCTTTCAACGCAC